CGCCTGATGTATAACCTATCCTCATTGGTTTGCCTGGTTTTACTTTTGGCATATGATATAAACTTAAATCAGGTACCACTAGGTCTGCATTACACTCTTTGGCTGAGATACTTTCTCTACAAGATATTAATTCAAAGTTTGGTTTCTTCTTGCTTTCAGGGCTGTCATAAACTGTGTTGATTAGAAAGGTTTTCTTTCCCTCGCATATACTTATTGCTTTATCCAGTTGATAACCATTTGAGTGATGAAAAGTTCCTTCTCCATTTATAATTATTGCATCTACCCCTGGTATCTTTAACCGTCTAGGTTTATTAATAGCAAATGTACCTACTGGTTTCATATTGTGTTTTTCACACAATGTAACTAAGTTATGGTTAACAAACTCACAACCCAGGTGATAACCGCGAGTATCATTTAGTATTGCTATTTTTTTCATCTATACGGTCTTATCTTTGCTAGATACATAAAAATTATTACTAATATTATAATCAAGATGATGTCAGCCATTTTTTATCAGGTTTCCCCAGCAGCTCTGCTGTCTTGCCACTCATTGAACGCACTCTGTTGTCAAATTTTTTATTTGCTATTTGCCAGGGTTCCTGTTGGCTGATACCTTCGTATTTAAACTTGTGATTGGGACTGTCATAAAATCTTCTTGTGTTGTTTATTGGTATTCCACAAAGGATTATTTTCTCATAACCTAATGCTAAGGCTATTTGTGTTGCAAATAAACCTGATGTGCCACCTGGATTTCCTATATCCCAAACTAAATCTACTTTAGAGTTCCCACTAATTGAGTGAGTTAAAATCTTTTTGAATTTCTTGTTGATAACAGCTTTTCTGCGTTGTCTTGGATATTCTTCTCTTTCTGTGCGTTGTATCATCGCTGCTGCGTAGAAGTTTTTCATCTTCCCGTGATGTAGAGTTACTAAATGATTTATTCGTCTATGATGAAAACATATAGCTGATAAATTAACACACATCAAATCTTCCTTTTCTGTTAGGTCTATTGCTTTTAGATAATCACTCCACAAACACTCTGATGAGCCTGTGATGATTAACTGACCCTTATACTTCCCTTCCAGTTCGTGTGCTTCTGTTAATTCTTTATTTAATAATAAGTAACTCATAATAAAGAAAGGGGCAGGTCAATAAAGACCTACCCCTGAATCTTCTTAACTTTCGCTGTAAAGTACTGCTACCTTGATGGTCCCTGTCTGTAATCCTGTTGTTGATGTAGTTCCTGTTGTAAGTAAAATAGTGTTATCCCCATCGTTTGTACCAATCTCGTAGCCGAAACCACCGATTGTATCTAAATCAAATCTTGAGGCACTACCTACACTCGTTGCAGAAATATACCTATCTGCTGTGTCTGAATCACCAACTGATATAGTGCAACCTGCTACACCCATATCATCAGTTATCACCCACACATCTAAAATTCTAACGCCATCTTGTAAGTCTTTTCCTACTTTGATAGTTGTTCCGCTAGCTAAAGAAGCTGCTTCATAAGTATCAAACATTACTTTTACATTTCCGCCGACTACTGCTCTATCTAGGATATTAGAAGAAGTAGGATCGGCAGTTTTGGCATAATTTACACCGTTTACTGAAGCCATAATTTACCTCCTATTAGATTCCAGACTGATCACAGTCAATTTGAACCACTTTATCTTCTTCCATTCTTGTTGAACCGATACCCATAGATAGATAGACTTGAGTTGAATAACTCTTGTCGGCTCTATCTTCGATATTAGCAGTAATGTCCTGCTGAACTGCTAAGAGAAGTCCATTCTTAGCCCAGCAAACTGCGGCTTTCTCATCAGAGTTAGTTCCTGTGTTAAGCCTGTTGGTCATAATGAACTCGAAACCTAAGAAAGTGTTAATTTCCCCAGCAACCAATGCTTTTACACTGTTATAATCAGCAGATGTCATCTGTGAGATACCTAACATTGTGTAAACATTTTCTGCATTGACCGCAATGTAACGAGGTTCATCTGGGTCAACATCGTTTGCGTCTAAGATTTTCTTTGCTTCTCTTAACTTAGCTAAGGTTAAAGCAGTTGAACTTGAGCCAATCTTCTGTGCTGATGGCAAAGTTGTTGAAGTTCCGCCTGCTTTTCCTGTGTAAGCTGTACCTGTGGCGTTATCAAGAATAGAGTCGTCTATTGCTCTACCTAATGCCCAAGCTGCACTCATTGCTAAGTCGCTTGAAGGGTCGGTGATCTTTAGCTTCCTCTTGTCTTGTTTGTCCACTAGAGTTGCCCATTCATAATCATAAATAGAAACCCTGCGTCTCTGAAAGTCTGCCTCAATCAAAGGAGTATCGGCATTGCGAGTTGTCCTCTTGATTGCTGCTGTTGAGCCGATTTGGTCGAAGTAAGCCTCTTCACCTACTACGCCTGTTTCAACCCTAACTGCATTTCTAAGGCGAGACCCTTTTGCTTGAGCAAGATGCTGAACATTTGAGCCAAACATCTTAACCATAGCTGTAGTTATTGCACCCATAACTCACCTCCTGTTAAAGTGTTAAACCTGTTGAGATTATCTTAAAAAAGGTCTCATTACTAAACTTGTGGGCTCCGTTGGGAGTTGTCCTTAAAAACTATAGAAAGCAGTAGGGCTTTCGCTTGTCTATTGCTTTCTATTCTGGATAAGCCATTGAATTGAGTTGTTCTACTCTTTCAACAGCGAATTTATGTTCTGCGTGGTCCTTGTTCCAGTAAGGGTGCTTTTGGTCACCCATTATTTTTGCCACCTCGCGTTGAGCCTGCTCTGGTGTCATTAACGCACCTTTAGGCTTTCCGCTTATAGTGTCCTCTGACAAGCCTTCGCCTGCTTTAGAGAGGAACTTGATAAACTCTGGGTCGTTGTTTAGACCGTTTTGTTTAATCTTTGCTTTTAGGTCATCTGAGCCGAACTCATCTAGGACTTTCTCGCCTAGTTGTAGTTTGCTATCAAAGGCTTTTCCCCATTCTTTTCTTAGGGCTGTTTCGCCTTTTTGTTTAGCTTGGTCTTTTTCCTGTTGCATTTTACCGAGCTTTTGTCCTGTTTGGTCGTAATACCAGTCCATAATCTGTTGATATTGCTGACCTGTTAAGCCTGCCTCGTGGGCTGCTTTGTTGAACTCTTTTAGTTCTTCCTCATTTCTTAGCTCAGGAGGAACTTTGTTTACAGTTTCCTCTGGTAGCTCGTATTCGTTTGGGCTTCCCGGTCTGCCTAAGCGAGAGTAAACTAAATCCCAATCTTCCTTGCTTGCGTTCTCCGGTGGGATTGGAAGTTTCTCTCTGCCTACTAGTTTCTCTAGGTTCTTGTAGCTTTTTGCTAGCCCGTTTATATCCTTAAACTTCTCTAATGCCGGGTCTTGTTTATACTCATCGGAAAGGTTTGCTTTCCAGTCGGGTTGAGTATTTAGTGTGTCGTTAACTTGTGTATCTTGGTTAACCTGCGTATCCTGCTGGTCTTGATTGTCAACTTGTTGGTCAAGATTTTCAGCCATTATCTGCCTCCTTTATTCTTTTTCTTACTTGTTCAAAATCATATTCAAGCATTGTTTTTATATGCAATGCCATTGACCTCATTCCCTCACGGTAAGCCATCTTTAATTGGTTATCCGCTAAGGTTGTGGTGTGGAGATAACCTCTCCTTTGTAAATCATCGAGAACTCTTTTACCTGCATCGCTATCGAATACTTTTTTGTAATCGCTTTGTAACTGCTTTAGATTTTCGATAGCTCTTCTGTCTAGCTTCATATCACCTCCCTTCTTTTAAGTTTTTCTCTGCCTTTGTGGCTTTTTCTGCGGTTTCCGCACCCGTTTTCAGCATCTCCATTTGCTGTACCTTTGCCTGCATTTCTGCTCTTTGTTGCCTAATCTTCTGGACTATCTCCGGACTGTTAATGATTTTAGGGTTAGTTCCGTTAATATCTGCAATTTGCCTTACCGTCTCATCACCGTTGATTACATCTAATATTTCAGGTTTAACCTGAGCCATCTCGCCTATGATTTGTAAGGTGTTAGTCAATGCTCTTAAATCACTTGACTTCTGTGCCTTAGCTAGTGGAGAGATGTATTCTATTGAGTAAGGTCTTTGGGCTAGTCTTTCAGGTGGTGGCGGTAAGAGTCCTTTTCTTAGTAAGATATTGAATGTTCTTGTAACTATCGGGTCAAGTAACTCACTCATTAACCTGCCGAGGATTGGTCCAAGAACTAACATTCTCTCTTCTACTCTCTGAATTACCTCGGTTGCGGTCATATTTGCCTTTTCTCTCTGCATCATTAAGAATAAGTCCACAAAGAAGGCTTGTTTTATAACTTCCCTGCGTTGTTGTTCCATTTCCATACCAACGGGAATATTTGCACCTGTGTTTAGAGGTTCTATCTTGTCATCGCCTGAGCCGGAAGTCCTGTAATTTATCCCATTTGGTTGGGTCTTAATCGGTAGTAAGAAACCATCGTGGGGTAATACTATCGGTGGATCTACAATCTTCTGAGCAGAGCGGATAATAGTCTTACTCATTCGGTTAATCATTCTAATATCAGACCATACAGTCATCGCCGGAGAATATCCATAGGTCTCATCGCTTAATTTATTAAACCTGACTACAAAGTAAGGGAACTCAAAATACCCTTTCTCACTCATTATTTTCTCTTCTTTTGCATCCATATACACGGAACGGAAAGGAAAGTTCTTGCTATCTGCTTTTGAGGTGTCTCTTATCTCTCTTGGTTCTACTGCGTGGATAAAGGTGTATTTCTGTCCGTATTTCTGGTTTTTTATGTCCTTTTTGACCTTATCTGAGCAGTCATCGCCCCACCTTTCATAGGCTTGGATTGCTGTTAGCTCAAATACTCGGTAAACCGTGTTAACTCTCCCGCTTGAGTCCTCGTCTATAAATATCTCCCTTACCGGACGGGAATAGAACCTTACTACATCCTTTTCGTCCTCTTCCTCATAAAGAGTAGCAGTTCCCACAACGCCTGACTCGTGGTAGGTTTCAAATATCATCTGTGAGAAGTTAGAGCCGTTTAATACATCAAATATCTTATCCTCAGCTTGTTTGAAGTACATCTTGACATCTTGGTCCTGCATTAAGGACTTGTCTTGAGTTTGTAAGGAGAACCATTTGCTTGAAGGGTTTGTGAGGTAACCGTGTAAGCCTGCTGCTAGGACTTGAGAGCTTGTTACTGCTGTTGAGTCGTATATATCATCATATAGTTTAGTTCCGGGGACTCTGGTTGTGTTTACCTTCGCCTTGCGGGGGATACAGTATTTCATCAAGTCTTGCCAGAAAGACTCCCAGTTTTGTCTTTTTTCTCTTAGTTCCTCAAGCCTGCTTGTTATTTGTTTTTCACGCTGCATAATTTATCTCCTTATTCTCCATTGTTGTCATAAACTTTTCACCCACATTGTCTCCATAAAC